CTGCAGTGGTCAGACATTCACTAGCGCACGGCAACTAAAACACGATGTTAAAAACAATGTCAACTATTTTCAGCAGTCAGCAATGACAGCAACTCGTCTAGTGTGGAGACGCTTCCGACAATCTTCATAACCTCGTTAGTCTCAACGCATTGGCGAAGGTCAGCAAAGAAACGCTCGCGCTCGTCGCGGATGAATTGCACGATGGCCTTGAACTCGTCACGATCAGAGAGAGATTCGACGGCTTGTTGGATGGTTGGTTTAGGTAGTTGGGTCATATTTAATATTTGCGTATAGTCCTTGTTTCATATGGTTATTGTTGCATCCCTTGGGTAGTCACGCCGCCCATTTGAGCGGGGTCAGTTCCGATACGGCCAATCTCAGCGTTCTGCATCTGTTGCATCTGGAATTGATATTGCTCCATGTATTTCTGGAGACGACCACCAAACGCTTCGTCGGACTGTGCGCGTTGCATGATGTCCGGTTGTTGGACATACGCTTGAACCATCTGCATTGCGATCTGTGCGCCGTTGGGTTGCGCGGGAACCTCGATACCAGCAAATATCTTCGCAAGGTCGTCAGTGACGTTCTTGGCAACCTTTTGCTGGGCCTCCTCGACTGGTTGCAGAACGTAGTCCGCAAAGATCGGGTTGATGCTCGACGCGGTAAATTCAAGGAGCTTGTTAATATCAAGAACCCCGTTGCGATCAAGCTGGACAAGCGATACCATGTTCTTGAGTTGCGTCTCCGCAGTCTCTGGGTCAGTGGTCAACGAGTCAAATGACACCGTAATGCTGAAATTCTCGTCGGGACTACCCTTGGTCATCGTCTGGGGGTTAGGATTGCCAGTGACTTGAAAGAATACTTCGTCCGGTCCCATGCGCTGATACAGCTTCCACGCCATATTGAGCACATCTCGGACATGATCGAGGAACTTGCCAACGTAGAATTGTTGACGGGCAACCGTGAGTGGGTTTGTAAGATCCAATCCGACAGCTCGGTCTGCCTGCGCTCGCATGGACATTTCAGCTTCTACTGAACCCTGATCCATCTGCGGGACTGGTCCCCAAGCAATCTCTCCAAGGCGACGATAAGGAACGCGACGGCCCGGACCCCAATCTGAAGGAGGACGGCCGGCGGGGTGCATAAGAGGCGGCAGAGTAGCAAGGGATGCCCGGTCAATCCGGCTATCGCGCTCAGTCTTAATTTGCATCTGCGCCCCACGAAGGACGTCGGAAAACGTTTGGACTTCATACATTCGCTTCTGGTCATTGGCTAGCCGGGTTACAACAAACGGGTAATCGTCATAGCCATTAAGAAGCTCATGCTTTGCGTAGCCGTCCGCAGTTGGGTGGAATACGGTGCAGTAGATGCCCTCGCTGCCATCCTCTTCGTCAATCAATCGTTGGTAGCCATAGACCACCATTACGAGGTCATTGTCGTCAGTGATAGGCAGACGTGTAACTGTTTTCACGCTCTCGCCATCGAGATACATGGAGTCTTTGCCACGAAGGTTGGAGATAGCGTGATCGACCCACTTACGATCCCATCCCTCATTGGTGACTTTCTTTTCAAGCTCCTGAGCAGTTAGGAACGTGCGCCAGAAGATGTATGGGGCGCGTTGAGGGTCGGAAACATACGGAGGAAAGATAACTTCTCCATCCGGGGCGCACGAATAAACAATCGGGCAATCAACAGTTTGACGAGGGAGTGGGATTTCAGCCATCCCTGTCCTCCTCATATCTCGGATTGCCTTCTTAGCGCGTTTGTTCGACAGGTCGGGGAATCCTTGTTGAATCAAGCCCGTGAGCATCTCGTCATCGTTCCCATCAATAATAAGGTTCGCTAGATCAGGGGATTGTTGGGCAATTTGGTCGATGGTGACTTGTTGCAGATATGTTCTTTTTTCTCGCTTCCATCCAACATAGGATACCATAATCCCCTTCTCTAGCAAATAGTTCGCACCCAACTCCATTTGGTTTTTGAAGTCAGGAATGTAAGTCGAGCGCATCCACTTAAGGAACGACGACACAACAGAAGCTCGCGGCATTGATGCCATAGACGTTGGAAACGCCTTGATGTGGCTGCGCTGGAGGGCTTGGTCAAACAGAGACACATACATGTCAATCCGTTCACCAACAACGTTGACCTCCTGATCGGAAGCACCTTGCCACGGAAACGCGTTTGCTCCGTTCTTGCGAAGATCGTCAGACTTGCCGTCCCAGATGTTGCGGCGGTCATTGTAAGACCTTAGGCAAGACTCAAAATAGTATTCAAGATCAATTAGGCAGGTATCATACGCATCAGTTAACGCATTAACGTCTGGCTCTTTGTCGGCGTAAATAAGGGATTCGTCCCCTAGTTCTAGTGATTCAGTCATGATGCGTATTCGTAAAAGTCTTCGGGGTCGGCAGATACTAAGCACACTTTGATGCGTTTGCCAACAAGTTTATTTGATAGGCGGGAAGGGCATTTTACCGGGACTGCCAGCCCATCCATGCGGACGATAACCCAGCTTGGGTTGTTGCAAACACGCATAACAATGAAATCATCATCAATTTGCTGCTCAATAAGGCTATCAAGACTGCATGGTGATTCGTCAATAATTAGCGTTTTCTTTGCAGGTCGCCCCCGTTTTGCTGCTTTAGTTGCTTGTTTTTTCATACTAGTATCCACCAGACCCGTGAGTTGTAACAAATGATTGGCTATTGTCAACGTGATCTAGATTTGCAATGGCGGCGTAGCGACAAACGTCAATAGGATCTTTCCACGCTTCTTTCAGTCCACCTTCGCCCGTGTATTCGCTGAGTGCCTGAATTATGTTCTCGCAGTCGCTACTAACATAGAAATGCGGTCTATTGACGGAATCCAAAGGCCGAGCGGTATCCCATGACATCTTGCCTATCAATGCCTGAAGCCCATCGTCAATATCAAGCCCCGGTGCGGGGATGCAAACCATTCCTGATTCGCTTAGGTCTTCGATAATTGAGGAAGAACCGTCTTGTGCTTGATACTTTGCGGCTCCAAGGCGGGGGTCGATCAATCGCTCAAAGATCTCCTCGTCGCCCTCCATCTCTTGAATTGCCTCGATGTAGTCACGAATACCAAAGCCTTGCCCCTTAGCTCCCGGCCCCGGCATCCACTTCCCGCTTTTCCATTCAGCCCAGTCACCAACGTCAACTCCCGGCCACTCGCGGTAAACCCAGAACGTCCCGCTCTCGTCAATGGCGATCCAGCACATGAACCAGTTTTTGGCTCCAGCAGGGTCAATAATATGGTAGCGCGTAATGTTCTTGATCGGGATAGAGGACGGAGGAACCACGTTTACAACCTTGTTAAACTTGGGGAACTTGGTCGCATGAGACTTCATTGGAACCCCGTAGGCGCGAATCAGAATCTCCTCCCGTGTGCGTCCTGACAGCGTTTCCTTAATGCGCTCGTATCCGCCAAAAGCATTGTCCTGAGAGTGGAAGTAATGAACTGATGCGTTTAACTTTTTAGACTTCTGGACGTATGGAACCAACTCACCATTAAGGAGTTCCGCTGGGCGAGACTCGATAGTCGTTGCCCCATCAAGATACTCTTTGATGACTTCCGTCCAACCGTCAATCGGAGTAAACGTCACCAGCATCTTGGCATTCCGCGTAGCTAGCCGGAACCTAAGCGTGTTAATCAACTCTGGCCCCAAAAGGTATTCATCCAGCCATACTCCAATGTTATGCCACACAGCATTCTTAGATCCAAGCTCCGCGCCTTCCAGAATCGTTGGGTTGTTCTGATACTGAGAATAGGTCTTGAAGATGATCTGGGAACCGTTTGGAAGGATCAACGATGAATCCGTGAAGCCCGTCTTCTTCTTGTAGGAGATGTAGGTGTTCGCGCTCGTCTGCTTGGTCTTAAGATTCTCTGGCAACCAGTCCCACACTGCGCTCTGCTGCTGGCGAATGCTTACTTCGGACGTCTGGGCGAAGCAGAAGATTTCAGACTTGGGGTTCTCGATAGCAGCGCGGACGACGGAGAATGCTCCCCACTGCGTCTTGCCGCTGCGATTCCCACCTAGTGCTAGGATCTCGTTGACCTCGAACAACTGCTCTTCAGCCTTGCCCCAATGCGGAAGGCGAAACCCGTAGTGATACGGATCTTTTTCAGCATTCTCAATCGCCTCATGGTAAACCGAATGAAGCCCGATTAGCTCGTCAGGTTCCATTTG